TATTAAACCATATTTTGGTTTAAGACTATTCCCAGTATGGCACGTTGGTACAGATTATTTACATGAAATAGGTAAAAACTGGTATGATTTCTTAGTAGAGGGTGGTGTAGAATTTATATGGGAAACCAAAGTAACAGATATTCATTTTAAAACTAATGTAATAGAATATTCACACATGCCTATTAAACTAGGTAAATTAAAAGCTTTAGAATATGATAAACTTATATTTGGTGTAGGTAAATCAGGTATTGACTTTGGTAAACAATTAGCTGAACAGTATGACTTACCAACTGAACCAAAACCAGTACAAATAGGTGTACGATTTGAAGCACCACAAAAACACTTCCAGAAATTAATTGATGTATCTTATGATTTCAAATTGTATAGAAAATATGAAGATAAAGGTGTATCATTACGTTCTTTCTGTACAAATAACAATGCAGCATATGTTGCAGTTGAAGAAACATATGGTGACCATTCATACAATGGGCATGCTAAGAAAGATGAATCGTTTAGAAATGATATGACCAATTTTGGTATATTAATGGAAGTACAAGGTATTGATAAACCATTTGAATGGGCTAGAGATGTAGTTAAAAAACTACAAATAGATGGTACGGGGTTATATTATAGCCCAACACGTAAACCATCTACAACATCAGAAGGTGAAAATGTATCAGCTATTCAAGTAGATAGGTTACATGAAATTTCTAAAGCAATGCAACCGTATTTTCCTTATGTATATGATTTTATCAATGACATGAAAAAAATATTTCCAACATTAAAAGACGATTGGGGTATTTATGTACCTGAAGTAAAATATTTATCACCTGAGCCACTTGTCGATTATGCCAATTTAGCCCTCACCAAGTATAGCAACGTTCATTTCGTAGGCGATGCTTTATCAGCTAGAGGTATAACGGTAAGTGGTGCACAAGGGACATATGTTGCAGAACATATATTAAAAAATTAGGATAACGAGTATAAATTTTGTATATTATAAACATGAAAAAAACTAAAACCCCATTCCCTAAAAGCAAAAAATTAATAAAACCTGAAGATGGTACTATAGCTTATACTTGGGATGGAAAACTACATAATTGGGATGGTCCTGCTCTATTACCTGAAGGTAAAAGAAAACACGCAGAATATCATTTATATGGTATTAAACATACTAAGGATGAGTGGAGCGAAATTAGACAACAAAGAGAAGGATTACCTTATTATAAAAACCAATCAATGAAAGCACACCTTTCAGATTATAGAAACTAAGATATGAAAATAGGTTTATGTGGTACAATGAGTGTAGGTAAAACTACATTAGTAAATGCTTTAAAAGATATTCCTGAATTTAAGGGATATATTACTAGAACAGAACGTTCCAAAGAACTAATGGCAATGGGTATCCCATTAAACACAGATAGCACAGTAAAAGGTCAAGCTGTATTTTTAGCTGAAAGAGCTAGTGAATTAATGGAAGAAAATATTATTACAGATCGAACAATTATAGATGTAATGGCATTTGCCCAATGTTCAGAATCTATGTATTATTTTGAATCAGATGATTTTTGTAATTTTGCTTCCCATATGCTATCAGAATATGATTATATATTTTATGTATCTCCTGAGGGTGTAGAAATTGAAGATAATGGTGTTAGAGAAACCAACGCCGAATATAGAAAATTAATTGATGAAAATATCCAACTTTTAACTACTAAATATAGACATAAAATTAAAAATTTAGTGGAAATTAAAGGATCAACAGAAGAACGTATAAAATTGATTAAACAGGCAATTTCTTTGTAATATTTATAATAAAATCTAACTATAATACTATATAATGAAAAGATCTGAATTAAACAAATATATTAAAGAAAATATTATCTCTACATTATCCGAAGATACTGAAGCAGAAATTGAAAAAACTAAAGAACTAACTTCCGCTATTAAGGATCTAGAGTCAGCTAAAAAAGAAGCTGGTATAGAAGAAGATGCAACACCATTAAGGAAAGATTTTACTTATGACTATGAAGATATAGGTCAATTTTATTTAGAAGGATTTGGAAAAGAACATACCCTAAATCAGGATCAATTAGAAAAGTTGGGTAAAACAATTACTAAAAGGTTTTATGGTGGTGACATTAAAAAGGCATATGATGATGTTTATAAAACAAGTCGAAAAGCTTCTATAAAAGAAAATGCAAATATGGGTTTAGCTGATATAGAAGAAATGGGATATAGTGCTGCTGATGAAGTTTTTACAATAATAAGTAAATCATACATTAATTCTCAAATAGATTTTCGTTACTTTCAAAAGGGACTTATGCGCGGGCTTTCTGATATAGCTGGTTCTATGGGTTTAAATGAAAACGAAGATGCAGAACCAACTAAATCTGATATTAAAAAAACTAAGGGTTTAGCTAAAGCAAAAGAAGAATTAGCATTATTAACTCGTGAGATGAAATCATTAGCTAAAAAATATTCTAAAGCTAAAGGTGAAGAAAAAGAAAAATTAGTTAAAATCTTAAAAGATAAAACTAAATTAAAAAAAGAACTAGAAAATATTTTGGACAAAAAGAAGATATAATGTCATCAATAGAAAGGTTTTTATATTTTGCCCTAGTATTTTTTGGTGTTTATTATTTGATTAGTATGTACTCTCCTAATAATGAAGAATATATTACTGAGTACAATAATAAGATAGAGGTTTTAAATGATAAAATTAATTCTTTACATAGTATAAACGAGGACCTAACATCAGAAATAGATGTGTTAACTACTCAAATAACATTATTAGACCAAGAAATTAGTAAACAAGATAATAAAATAGTTATATTAAAAAAGCAAACAAATGAGAAAGTTAATAATGTTGATTCTTATAGGGATGATGAGCTATACCAGTTTTTCACAGAACGTTATAGACAGCACCTCGATTCAATTAAAAAAACCAATAGTTCGATTAGTAATTAAAGATTTAATAATTGGGGATGGTTTTAAAAAAGAATTAAATTTAATAACAACTAAATATTCTTTATTAGAAAATAAAATAGTATTAAAAGATAGTGTTATTAGTAATCTTAACTTCCAAATTAATAATTTTGATTCTATATTAAATACAAAAGGGTCCCAATTAGAATATACTAAACAGTTAAACGATAAATTAAAGCTTGAAATTAAAAAGCAAAAATTTAAAAATAAAATTTTAGGTAGTGCTGGTTTAATAGCAATCGGTGGAGTAATACTTATATTAAAATAACTGCATGTCAGATTTAAAAAAAGTAATACGTCAAGAATATCTAAAATGTGCACAAGACCCTGTGCATTTTATGCGTAAATACTGTTATATACAGCATCCACAACGAGGTCGCATACAATTTAACCTGTACCCATTTCAAGAAAAGGTATTAACGTTAATGCGTGATAACCCTTATTCAATTATTTTAAAATCTAGACAGTTAGGTATATCAACCTTGTCTGCTGGTTATTCTTTATGGTTAATGATATTCCATAAGGATAAAAACATACTTTGTATAGCAACTAAACAGGAAACAGCTAAAAACATGGTTACGAAAGTAAAATTCATGTATGAAAATTTACCTTCATGGCTTAAAATAGATGCCCCTGAAAATAACAAATTAACCTTAAGATTAGCAAACGGATCACAAATTAAAGCTACATCTGCATCAAGTGATGCCGGTAGATCAGAAGCAGTATCTTTACTATTAATTGATGAGGCAGCATTTATTGATAATATTGGAGAAATTTGGGCCTCAGCTCAACAAACACTAGCAACAGGTGGTGGTTGTATTGCATTATCTACTCCATATGGTACAGGTAATTGGTTTCACCAAACGTGGGTTAGAGCAGAATCCCGTGAAAACCAATTTTTACCTATTAAACTACCTTGGTTTGTACATCCAGAAAGAGACCAAAAATGGAGAGATATACAAGATGAATTATTAGGTGATCCTAGAATGGCGGCACAAGAATGTGATTGTGATTTTAGTACATCTGGTGATATTGTATTTTATCCTGAACATATAGATTTTTACGAAAAAACATATATAAAAGAACCTATGGAAAAAAGAGGTGCAGACCAAAATTTATGGGTTTGGGAATCACCTGATTATACTAGGGATTATGTGGTAGTAGCAGATGTTGCTCGTGGAGATGGAAAAGATTATTCGGCTTGTCATGTAATTGATGTAGCAAATAATGTACAAGTAGCTGAGTATAAAGGACAATTAGGAACTAAAGAATATGGTCATTTATTAGTAGGTTTAGCTACAGAATATAATGAAGCCATGTTAGTAATAGAAAATGCTAACATAGGTTGGGCAACAATCCAAGTAGCCTTAGATAGACAATATCCTAACCTTTACTATTCACAAAAGAGTGATTCCCCAACATCTAATTCGTATTTTGATAAATATCAAGACCATTCAAAAATGGTAGCTGGTTTTACAATGTCATCTAGGACACGTCCTATGATAATAGGTAAATTTCAAGAGTATATTAGTGATAAAGGAGTAACAATACAATCAAAAAGGTTAATAGAAGAAATGAAAACCTTTATATGGAGAAATAATAGAGCAGAAGCTCAAAGTGGTTATAATGATGACCTAGTAATGTCATTTGGTATTGGAATGTATATAAGAGACACGGCCTTAAAATTAAGACAACAAGGATTACAGGCAACTAAAAATGCTTTAGGTAATATGTCTGTAGATAGGACCTCATATCAAGGAGGTTATGGTTTTTCAACTGGCACTGATAACCCATACCACATGAAAACCCCAGATGGTAAGGAAGACATTAAATGGCTTCTTTAATAATATTTATAATAATAATAATATACTATGGCTGATAAAAGCGTATTTTCAAGATTAAAAAGATTATTTTCTACTGATGTAATCATAAGAAATGTAGGTGGAAACCAAATAAAGGTAATTGATAGTGGTAAAATACAATCTACAGGTGAATTAGAAACTAATTCATTAATGGATAGATACAATAGAGTTTTTTCTACAAGTCCTTCTTCTTTATATGGTGCTCAATTCAACATGAATTATCAGTATATGAGACCCCAATTATATTCTGAATATGATTTAATGGATAATGATGCTATTATAGCATCTGCTCTTGATGTATTAGCAGATGAATCAACATTAAAAAATGATATGGGTGAAGTACTTCAAATCAGAAGTGCTAACGAAGATATACAAAAAATATTATATAACTTATTTTACGATGTATTAAATGTAGAATTTAATATGTGGATGTGGGTCCGCCAAATGTGTAAATATGGTGATTTTTTCTTAAAACTTGAAATAGCAGAAAAATATGGTGTTTATAATGTAATTCCTTATACTGCCTACCATATCGAAAGACAAGAAGGATATGATCCAAAAAACCCATCAGCAATTAGATTTAGATATGCAGCTGATGGAATGGATAACTTAAGTTCAGGTATGTATCCAGTACCTGGTTCTACTGCAGGTAATTTAATGAATGAACAAGGTATTTTCTTTGATAATTATGAAATGGCTCACTTTAGACTCCTTTCAGATGTTAATTATCTTCCCTATGGTAGAGCTTATATCGAGCCTGCTAGAAAATTATACAAACAATATGTTTTAATGGAAGATGCAATGTTAATACATAGAATTGCACGTGCCCCGGAGAAAAGAATTTTTTATATGAATGTAGGTTCTATCCCTCCAAACGAGATAGATGCCTTTATGCAAAAAACAATTGGAAATTTAAAACGTACCCCATTTCAAGATAACAAAACAGGGGAGTACAATTTAAAATATAATATGCAAAACATGATGGAGGATTTTTACATCCCTGTCCGTGGAAATGATCAGACAACAAAAATTGAAACAACACCTGGATTACAATATGATGGTATTGCTGATGTTGAATATTTAAGAGGTAAATTATTCGCCGCCCTTAAAATTCCTAAAGCATTTTTAGGGTATGAAGAAGGTGTAGAAGGTAAAGCTACATTGGCTCAACAAGATATTAGATTTGCTCGTACAATTGAAAGAATACAAAGAATATTAGTTTCTGAGTTAAATAAAATTGCATTAGTTCATTTATATACACAAGGATACACAGATGAAACATTAACTAATTTTACGTTAGAAATGTCTAGTCCCTCAATTATCCTAGAACAAGAAAAAATTGAATTACTTAAATCTAAAACTGAATTAGCTGGTACTTTATTAGAACAAGGTTTAGTACCCTCTGATTGGATTTATGATCATGTTTATCACTTTAGCGAAGACCAATATGATGAATACAGAGATTTATCTAGAGAAGATGCTAAACGTAAGTTTAGAATGGCACAAATAGAAGCAGAAGGAAATGATCCCGTTGAAACTGGTAAATCATATGGTACACCTCATGATTTAGCTTCATTATATGGTAGTGGTAGAATGTATGATAACCCTGGAGCAGTTCCAAAACCAGAAGAATATGCAGCAGATGATCCAAAATTAGGTAGACCAAAAGATACTAATGTAAAACGTAATACACAAGACGATAATTTTGGTAAAGATAGATTAGGAGTTAAACGTATGAAGGATACAGATAAAAACGATTCTAATTCTATTCGACCTAAATTTAAAGGAGGAAGCCCGTTAGCTTTAGAAAGTGCTAAGTCCTCATACATGAAAAATTTAAACATGTTTAAGGATTTAAATAAAAAGATATTAATATTTGAGGAGGATAAAGATGATTCTTCACTTTTAGATGAAAAACAATTAAAGAAGTAAAATCCTCCACATATTTATAAATAAATATATTCTTAATGAAAATTAAACACTCAAAATACAAAAACACAGGCATTCTTTTCGAATTACTAGTTCGTCAAATTACCGCTGATACTTTAAAAGGTGGTAATTCACCTGCTATAGATATATTAAAAGAATATTTTGTTAATACTAGTTTAGGTAAAGAATATAAACTTTATGAGTCTATATTAAAATCTAGAGTAATAACCGAAGGTAGAGCTACTATGGTAGTTGATACTATATTAGAAGCTTCTACTAAGTTTAATAGAAAATCATTAAAGAAGCAGAAATATAATTTAATTAATGAAATAAAAAAACATTATAATTTAGAATCCTTTTTTGGTTCTAAAATAACAAACTATAAGGAGTTAGCTGCTTTATATACTTTAATAGAAAATGTTAATTCTTCATTTATATCAAACCCAACCCAATTAGTAGATAATAAAATAACTTTATTAGAACATTTAACTAAAAAAGAAGTTAATAAAGATTCTAAACAAACAGTACTTGAAGAATTTTCAACATATGATAAAGATATAAGAACTTTAACATATAAAGTATTATTAGAAAAGTTTAATAATAAGTATGATACTCTAACAGACGATCAAAAACAAATCCTTAAAGAATACATCAATTCTGTAGACTCAACCCCGGATTTAAGAAATTTTTATAATACAAAAATCACAGAATTAAAATCAACCCTATCTAAAATAACTAAAAATATTAAAGATAAAGCTACTCAAGTAAAAATTACTGAAGTAACTAAATTTTTGGCTGAATTAAATAAAACAGATAAAGTCGGAGATAATAATTTAGTTGATTTGTTACGTTATTATCAATTAGTAAACGAAATACAGATAGCAAATGGCAAACAAATATAAACTTAAAGAAATAGAAGTAGGTGATGTAAAAGTAGATAATGGGGTTAAATCTGTAGTTACAGATAAAGACCCTAATACTGGTGCTATATCTTGGTCTATTGATTATGTTCCAAATTTAACTAAATTAGTTGAAGATGTTGATGAATTAACAAAAACAGCTAAAGGTGTGTATCAAAAAGCTAAAGATGATAAAAAGTTTTTAGATATATACGAACAAGCTAGATCTTTAAGAAATACCATTAGAACCCACATTAGAAATAACTACCCAGAAGAATATAAAGGAGCGATGAGAGAAGGGGAGGTAGATGAAGTATCTATGTCAGGTGCTGCTGGTGCTTATAATACACCTTATGCCTTTAGAAAAAAAGGTGCTAAATCTGATGATGAAGCTTCTCC